ATCCAAAATTTCCCCACCGAGGATATTTTTCTAGCGAATTCGTATCTTCCGCTAGGCTCCCATATCGTGTTGATATATCATCCTCCTCAAATGATATAATCCACGGCAAACTGGTAGACAACTACTTGATAACATCTACAATACGGTATGGGAGTCTAATGGAAGATACGAAAACTATATTTGAAATAGGAGGTATCTTATGACATGTCAACTAAGAAACCAGCTAAGACGGTAAAGACACGAGCCGCTAAACCCGCAACAACACCAGAAGGTCGTGAACAACAACTAGTCAATCTAGCGGTCGAACTTGCCGAGAAACAATTGCGTGATGGAACAGCTTCACCATCGGTTATTAATCATTTTCTAAAGATAGCTTCTAAGCGAGAGGTTTTAGAAAGGGAAATTCTGGAAAAACAGTCAAGGTTAATCGAAGCCAAAGCCAAGAGCATCAATAGAGATAAAGAAGCTGAGGAATTGGCTAAAGCAGCTATAGAAGCAATGAAAAGTTACACTCCAAGCTCATGAGAAGTTACAGTGAGTTAATACTTTTTCCATCATTCTCTGAACGCTTAGACTATCTAAAGCTTCACGACAATAACGCAACATCACCACGACATATTTCAGAACGATTCTATAAAACATCAACTTGGAAGATTATTCGACAGCAAATCATTGACCGAGACTTCGGGTTTGACTTGGGAGTATTTGGAGTCTATATAGATGATACGATAATTGTACATCACATAAACCCAATAGAAGAATCGGACATAATATATCAAACCAGAAAACTATTTGATCCCGAGAATCTTATAACAACTTCACTCAACACTCATAACCTTATTCACTACAATAATCAGGAAAAAGAGGTGTGGTCAGAACGGTTACCAGGAGATACTAAACTATGGTAGGTGATTATATGGATGGATTAGGAGAAGCCATATCTTTTCTCATCGTTCTAGCTTGTATTGGTATGGTGTCTGTAGTGCTTGGGCTCCTATTCGGACTTTACAAGCTAATAGTCTGGATTATTTGAAAGGAGGTGTGAAATTGGATGTGAATAATAGTATCTTGACGGACATTAGAAAAGCGGTTGGGTTATCGGAAGACAATATGGAATTTGATACAGATCTTCTAATCCTTATAAACTCAGTAATCGGAAAACTCAACCAGAATGGAGTGGGTAGTCTAATAGTCGTCAAAGACGATACGGCAACATGGGAAGACTTAAAAGATCCTAGCCAGATTACAGGTAACGAATACTTCAAGATGGTTCCGATGTTTGTCATGTTGAGTGTGAAATTAGTCTTTGATCCTCCACCACCTTCCGCTGTCGAATACCACTCAAGAAACGCAGATGAGACACTATGGAGACTTAAGATAGCTTATGAGTGAGGTGAGAGAAGTGAAAGATTCTAAAAATCTGGATGATGTGTTGAAACACTATGGAGTCTTAGGTATGAAGTGGGGAGTTCGTAAAGACCGACAAGTAACATCAACTGGTTCCCGTCAAAATGAAAACAAAAAGCCTAAAAAACCTGGTAGGATAAAACAGGAGATAGAGTCTCAGAAGAGGTATCTGAACATCTCGAAGGCTTTGAAGTCAACAGACGCCATGTCGACTAAAGACATTGCCAAACTTGCAAACCGTGTTCAATTGGAAAATGATTTCAAAAGACTTCTCAGCAATCCTAAGATAGCCCCACCTAAACAAAGGTCTAGTCTACAAAAAGACTATAGGTTAAGAGCTAAAATGTCGGATCAGGAACTCTTAAGGAAGGTTGGTAGACTTAAAGCTTCTGAGAATCTACAAAGAAACGTCGAATCGGCAACCAAGAAACATCGTGAGATAGGTCAATCCATTACCAACTCTCTAGCAGAGTATATTGTTAAACAACAAGGTGGTAGTTTAGATAACAAAAATTGAAAGACCGGTATAAGCCATAATAAGGGGGTGGATAAATGGCTTTATCAAACACAGCGATACCTATAGAATACGGCAAGTTCAGAGAACAGGTTCTAAGGGGTGAGATCCCTGTGAATGAAGAGATCTCCTTGCAGATGAATCGGATCGACTTTTTGATAGAGTCGCCAGACTACTATTATGATGATGAGGCTATCGAAGGGTTTATCAGATTCTGTGAAACTGAACTTACGCTAGCTGATGGTTCCGACTTGACTCTATTGCCATCTTTCCGATTATGGGCTGAAGACCTCTTAGCATGGTATTACTTCGTTGAGGAAAAAGTGTGGGACCCAGAACTTAAGAGATATAGGTATGTAACTAAGAAAAAGCGACTCACCAATAAGCAGTATTTAATAGTTGCTCGTGGTGGAGCCAAATCAATGTATGCTTCCCTAATACATCAATATTTCTTAGTAGCAGATACAACCACTACCCACCAGGTAGTCACAGCTCCCACGATGAAGCAATCCGAGGAGACAATGAACCCTGCCCGAACAGCTATATCGAGAGCCAGAGGTCCTCTATATCAATTTCTAACACAAGGAAACATTCAATCAAACACTTGGTCCAAAGTAAAACTCGCTTCTACCAAAAAAGGAATCGAGAATTTCCTAACAAACTCTAAGATTGAAGTCCGGGTTATGTCCGTGGATAAATTACAGGGATTAGGTACCAAGATCAACTCGGTCGATGAGTGGTTATCCGGTCGTGTTAAGGAAGATGTTATAGGGGCTCTTGAACAAGGAGCTTCTAAAGTAGATGACTATCTAATACTAGCAACATCATCTGAGGGAACAACACGTAATGGAGTAGGAGACACTATTAAGTTAGAGTTACAGGATATTCTGAGAGGTAATTACTTCGATCCACATACATCTATATGGCATTATAAACTTGATGATATTAGTGAAGTAGGTAAGCCTGAAATGTGGTTAAAAGCAAATCCCAACCTAGGAGCTACCATCTCATATGAGACTTATGAGAAAGATGTGGCACGTATGGAAGCTGTGCCTTCCGAGAGAAATGACATCCTAGCCAAAAGATTTGGTATACCAGTAGAGGGCGCATCATATTTCTTCAAGTATGAAGATACGCTACTTCACGAGCCTCAAAACTTCGACAATATGTTATGTGCGATGGGAGGCGACTTATCTCAAGGAGACGACTTCTGTGCATTCACGTTTCTATTCCCTCTAGGCGGTGGGTATTTCGGAGTAAAGACAAGATCGTATGTATCTGATCTAAAGGTTAGAAAATTAGACGTCGCTATGCGTCAAAAGTATCAGGAGTTCATAGATGAAGAAACACTTGTTGTTATGGACGGCGCAGTCCTCAACATGGTCGATGTCTATAGAGATCTTGATAGCTTCATCCTCGACCATCAATATACAGTAATGTCTTTCGGATACGATCCTTATAACGCTAAAGACTTAGTTGATTTATGGTCGAGAGAACATGGTGATTATGGACTAACGGTAGTTAGACAAGGAGCCAAGACCGAATCAGTTCCACTAGGTGAGCTGGGTCATATGGCATCTGAGAGACTACTTAAGTTCGATGAGGAATTAATGAAGTTTGCTATGGGTAATGCCATAAGTCTAGAAGATTCTAACGGTAATCGGAAACTATCTAAGAAACGGGATAGTGAGAAGATTGACAACGTTGCGGCACTACTGGATGCATGGGTTGCTTATAAACGTTTCCAGGAGGCGTTCGACTAATGAGAATTCAAGACCGAATCATACACGCCTGGAACGCATTCACAAAACCGAATTGGGGTCGTGATTATGGACCATCTAGCTCAAGACCATCGTATAAGACAGTTACGATGTTTAATACATCATCGTATGTGTCGACCATATACAATCGAATAGCTATTGACGCGTCTATGACTGTTTTTAAACACGTTAAGATAGACCCTGATAACGAAGATCAAGTAGTCATGAAGTCGGGTCTGAATGAATGTTTAGGTGTCGAGGCAAATATTGACCAAACTCACATTCAGTTCATACATGACTTAGTCTATTCGGTATTTGATGAGGGTGTTGTGGCTGTGGTTCCAGTAGAAACCTCAATAGCGCCAGATAAATCTGGAGGCTATGACATTCATAGTCTACGGGTAGGTAAGATTGTGAACTGGTTTCCAAAACATATCGAGATTCGTCTATACAATGAACAAACCGGTCAAAATGAAAACATTATCCTAGAAAAGAAAGTTGTCGCTATTGTAGAGAATCCTCTCTACTCAGTAGTTAACTCTGAAAACTCTACTTTAAAACGATTAATACGAAAACTAAATCAATTAGATAATATTGACGCACTGGTTGAATCAGGCAGATTAGATCTATTGATTAGTGTTCCGTATGCTGTTAAAACCGAGACTCAAAAAGCTATGGCTGAAAAGAGAATAAAAGACATCGAGGAGCAACTGTCAATAGGGCGTAACGGTATTGCATATATCGATGGTACTGAGAAAGTAACTCAGTTAAATCGCCCAGCCAATTCGCAACTTATTGAATCTATAAACACTCTTTCCGAACAATTCCATAATCAACTCGGTCTAACAGCCAATATCTTTAATGGTACAGCTAAGGAATACGAGATGAGAAACTATTATACTAGAACAATCGATCCAATCATCGAAAATATCGTTGCTGAGTTTAATCGAAAGTTTATAACCAAGACTGGTAGAACTCAAGGTCAGACGGTAGTATACTATCGAGATATGTTCAAGATGATACCAGTTGAGACAGTTGCTAAGTTAGGAGACACGTTTAGACGTAACTACATTGCAACGTCCAATGAGATGAGAAAGATTGTTGGGTTTAAACCATCTAATGATCCTAGAGCTGATGAATTATTCAATCCAAACATCGCGGATAAACATCAGATCACTGAGGAAGGTGGAATACCTATCAATTCCCAAAGGAGTCGAGAAGAGATTGAGGAAGATGAAGAAGAGGTGTTGAAAAAGAAGAGAGTTCGAGCAGGGCTGGACGAGGACGACGATAGTAAAGATGACGAACTTTAAACTTGGGTCGCTCACGTCCCCCGATATTAATCGGAATGAGTGAAGTAAATAAAGGGGAGGAAGATATGTTGGATATTAATAATTTTATACCAAAGTGTAAGGAATTGGTAGCTGACTATGCGACAAGACATCTTGACGTTACTGACGGTTTAACGGTTAAGTCGGAAGACGTATATGTTGTATGGTTTTCTAAAACCTTACATCACGCCAAAGCGCTTCTAAGCACAACCCTTCCAGACGGGATGTATTATGAGTTGACTTACAATGGTTTAAAGGGCGAGATCTACTTCGACGCCTATAAAAAGTTTGAAAATAAAGCAATCACTGTATAACGAGGAGGAGTTACATTGGGAGAACGTAAATACGACTTCGCTGGATGGGTGACCAAAAACGACATTAAATGTTCGGATGGAGTCACAATTAAACAAGACGCATTCCGAGACAATGATGGACAGAAGGTACCACTAGTTTGGAATCATAACTACAGTAGTCCAAACAATGTTCTCGGACATGTGGTGCTTCATAACAAGGGTGGTGGTGTCTATGGATATGGATATTTTAACGACACACCAGAAGGGAAGAGTGCTAAAGAGCTGGTCAAACATGGCGACGTTTCGTCCATGTCGATTGGTGCTCGTAAAATCAAACGTTCTGGCAGTGATGTTGTTCATGGATTGATCTATGAAGTTAGTTTAGTCATGGCCGCTGCTAATCCAGGAGCTATGATTGAAACGGTAGTTGCTCACTCAGAAGGAGGTGAGGAAAAGAGTATCGTATATCCTGGAACATTAATCCACTCAGCTGACGATATCCTAGAACACAAGGAGGATGCCCCACCAGCTGAGAAGACAATTGAAGATATTATTAACACGATGACAGACGAACAGAAAGATGCTGTTTACGCATTAGTTGGTCTGGTTGCTGATGGTTCTGAGGAAGAGGAAGAAGAAAAAGACGACAAGGGAGAGGAACAAACTATGAAGCAAAACGTATTTGAAACAAAGGATGAAAATAAAGAGCAGCTTTTAAAACATAGTATTAATGAAGCGTTGCAGACAGCTGTTACTAATAAAGCATCGTCTCTAAAGGATGTTCTTTCTAGCATTGAAGTTAAAACAGCTAATGGTGAAACATTAAAACACGGTATTAATTCGATCGAAATGTTATTCCCAGAAGCTGCACATTCTACAAATGGCAATGTTCCAATCCTTTATAAAGACCCTAATACGGCATATGCTAAGATCTTAGGCGGTACTACTAAATCACCGTTCTCCCGAATTAAGACGACAGTTGCTGATATTACCGAAGAAGAAGCACGCGCTAAGGGTTACATCAAAGGTAACATGAAGAAAGAAGAATTCTTCAGCTTAATTAAACGCGTAACAACTCCTCAGACTGTGTATAAGAAGCAGAAGCTGGATCGTGATGACATCATCGACATTACGGACTTCGACGTCGTACAATTCATTAACGGTGAAATGCGTATCATGCTTGAAGAAGAGATCGCTCGTGCTATCCTAGTGGGCGACGGACGTGACGTTTCCGATGAGGACAAGATTCAAGAGACAAACATCCGCCCAATCATTTCAGATAATGAATTCTTCACAGTTCATCAGAAATTCGATGACGCTAGTACATTTGTAGAAGCTGTAATCCGTGCCATGAAGGAATACCGTGGTTCAGGAGCACCTTCCATGTATATTGATCCAAGCTTGCTGGTTGATGTTAAACTACTTAAAGGAACTGACGGTCGTTTCCTATTCGGCGACATTCCCACAACTGCTTCAATCGCTGCTCGTCTTGGAGTTAGCGAAATCGTCGAGACATCATTCATGATCGGTAAAGGCGCAATCATTGTAAACCTACGCGATTACACTGTTGGTGCTGCTAAAGGTGGACAAATCACAAACTTTGACGATTTCGACATCGACTTTAACCAATACAAATACCTAATCGAGACTCGTCTATGTGGAGCTCTAACATTACCTAAATCAGCCATCCACCTACAAGAAGGTGTTGCTGGAACAGGCGCGGACAATACTAAGGGCGGTATGACTTACGGCGAACGTCAAGCTGATAAAGTATAATGGCTAAGTTCGCAGGTCGGGTTGGTTACGTAACTCAAGTAGAGTCGAGACCCGGAGTGTGGACGCCTGATGAAAAAGTCAGAACTATGAAAGGGGACATAATCCGTCAAAATGCCAGCATCAGTGATAGTGGTAAAGTAAACGGAGACGTGTCCCTTAATCATAGGGTCTCATTACTGGGTGATGCATACGCCTTCGCCAACTATTTCAATATTAAGTGGATCGATATAGATAGTCGTAAGTGGGAGGTAGCCACTATCGAAATACAACGTCCTAGAATCGTAGTAACTCTAGGAGGGATGTGGAATGGGTAATCGTTTAGAACTACATGATGAACTTCTAACATTCATTCCGAACGTATACTATCAACCACCGTCCAACATCCAAATTAAATACCCTTGTATAGTTTATAATAAAACCGGTAAGAGTAAACGATTCGGTAATGATCGTATTTACTTGTCCAAACAAGGGTATCAACTTATGGTTATTGAGCACGATCCGGACAGTGATGTCGCAGATCGTCTTGAGACCCACTTTCAATACTGTGGGATTAATCAACATTACGTCGTTGACAATCTCAACCACACAACATTAAATCTATACTATTAGGAGGAACACAAATGGCTAAATTGAAATGGGATCAGGCTGGAGAACGTCTATATGAAACAGGTACTTCCAAAGGGGTACTATTTGTACAGGACATCTCAGGGGGATACGAAACCGGAGTAGCATGGAATGGATTGGTATCTGTTAAGAAATCTCCTGATGGAGCAGAGGAAACTCCTTTATATGCTGATAACATGAAGTACCTATCTCTATTCTCAGCTGAGAATCTAAAGGGTTCTATCGATGCATTCACATACCCTGATGAGTTTGAAGAATGTGACGGTTCAGCAGCAGTTCATCCTGGAGTATACGTTGGTCAGCAAACTCGGAAACCTTTTGGTCTAGTATACTCAACAATTGTCGGTAACGATACACAAGGTAACTCTTATGGGGAGAAGATGCATTTCATTTATAATGCTAAAGTATCTCCTTCAGAGCGTGCCTATGAGACAGTGAATGAAGACCCAACAGCTTTAACATTTTCTTGGGAATATTCTACAACTCCAGTAGATCTTTCTGCTATCGGACTTGAACCATCAGCAGGAATCACTGTATCTAGATCCGAAGTAAGTGCGGAAGCATGGAAAGCTCTTCAAGATATGGTTTATGGTACTGAATCTGAAGAATCCAAACTTCCATCAATTGAAGAAGTGATCGCTTTAACTGAACCAACAACGCCTTAATATCCAAAAACAATAGAGGAGGATGATTTAGATGTTTAGACATAAAATTACTTACATGGATTTTAACGGACAGGAGAGAAAGGAAGATTTCTACTTCCATCTCTCTGTGCCTGAACTAACTCGACTAGAGGCAGAGATTGGAAAACCTCTAGAGGAGTACATTAAAGAACTTGCTAATGATAGAGAAGTATCCAAACTCCTCGCATTCCTTGAGAAAGTCATCTTGAATGCTTATGGAAGAAAGTCTGCTGACGGTCGAACCTTTGTCAAGAACAAGGAGATTCGGGATGAGTTCGAATACTCCCAAGCATATGCAGAACTGTTTGAGGAGATGTTAACAAATCCGGAACTTGCTCGTAAGTTTGGTGAGAGTATATCTGATAATGGTAAAGCTCGAAAGAATCAACCGTCTCCTAAAGTCGTTCCGGAAGCTTAACAAA